AAAAATAGATATACTGTTGAAATAGTACCACCTTCATCTATGCATGTCCCAGTAAATATTGAATTTCTTGTTAAACAAGTAAGTTTTCCATCTAGAACTTTTGGAACAACTAATTTTAGATACGGTGGAAAATATGGTATGGAAATTCCTTATGAAACACCTCCTGGTGAAGCTGTATCAATTACCTTTCTAGAAACGGGTAAGTTTATAGCTCGAAAATTTTGGCATCATTGGATTGAATTGATTCAAAGTACAGATACTTATAATATGCAATATTATGATAAGTTCAAGGGAAGTATTAAAATTTCAGCTTTTCGTGAATCAGAATCAGAAGCTGTAAATCCTAGTCATGTAGTAAAATTAATAAATGCTTGGCCTAAATCAATAGGTGCTATAGAAATGGGATGGGAAAGTAATGAACTAATGGATTTTAGTGTAGACATTGTATATAAGAAATGGGAAATTGTAACTTAATGATTAATTTATTATAGGAGAATATTATGGCATTACCAAAAGTGGTAACACCGACTTATGAATTGAAAGTTCCATCTACAGGACAAAAAGTTAAATATAGACCTTTTCTTGTAAAAGAAGAAAAGACATTATTGATGGCAATGGAAAGTGGTTCTGAAGATTCCATGAATAAAGCTATGCAGGATATTATTGAATCTTGTAGTGAAGGAAAAATAGACACTAAAAAACTTGCTCCTTTTGATATTGAATTTTTCTTTCTTCATCTTAGAGGAAAATCTGTTGGAGAAAAATTAAATATAAAAGTTCCAAGACCAGAAGATTTAAAATGTTGTAAAGATGCGGATGCCGAAGATATTTGTGAAGTAGACGTAAATATTGAAGATATAAAGGTAGATACTACAGGAGCTAAATCTTCAGAAATACAAATTACTGAAAATATTGGATTGAAATTAAACTATCCTAATGTTGATCTAGTAAATAAATATGCTACAGCGGGTGAAAACATAACTTCAGCAAATGTCTTTAAATTAATTTCTGAATGTATTGATTACATCTGGGATGGTGAAGAAATTTACAAAGGAAAAGATTCTACTAAAAAAGAATTAGATGAATTTATGGAATCTCTTAGTTCTGGACAATTTAATAAAGTAAGAGAATTTTTTGAATCAATGCCAAGATTACAACATGAAATAAATTGGATATGTCCAAAATGTAAAAAGTTGAAACCCCTAGTACTAGCAGGTGTAGACTCTTTTTTCGCATAGCGCTGAGTCATGACTCCCTGGCGAATCATTTTCAAACAAACTTCGCCATGATTCAGCATCATAAGTGGAGTCTAACAGAATTGGAAAATATGGTGCCGTTTGAAAGACAAATATATGTGATGTTATTACAAAATTGGATTAGAGAAGAAAATGATAGAATAAGAGCTGAAAACGCAAAACATAGGTAGAGGAAATAAATGGCCGCAACTTTAGATGACGTAACAGAAAAAATAAAACAAGGCAACTCAGACCGGAATGAAATTTCTAAAGAAGTGATTGCTGGACAAGATGAGCAAATTCGTCTTCAGAATGTTACAATCAACACACTACAATCAATGCTTGGTATATCTGCTGATTCTTTAGCTGATGCGAGAGAAGCTGCGAGAGAAGCTGCTAGAGTTAAAGATGATGATGATGATGGCGGTAACATTCCAGACGGAGCAAAAGAAGAAGCAAAAGCTGGTGGCTTTTTCTCTAGAATGGGGAAAGCTGTAATGAATCCTGTTGGCGCCATGGGCAAAAGTATGAAGTCAATGGGTAAAGGAATCTCTGGTTTTCTAAAAGGTTTATCATCCGGCCTCGCCTCATTTGCTAATCCAATGGTATTAGTAGGTGTAACTGTTATGGCACTTTCACTTCCAATATTTGCCGCAGGATTAGCCGCTGCATTTAAAGTATTCTCAATGATTGCCGGTGAAGGTAAAGCTTTAGAATTTGTTACTGGTATAATCGAATCACTTGGTGAGGCAATTGGAACTATTCTTCAAAAAGTTTTAGAGGGATTTGGTAACATGGTCAAAAATATGGGGCCGTTTATTACAACTTTCTTTAAAGGGCTCGCCATTGTAGTTAAAGCTTTAGAACCAATCATTGTAAGTATATTTAAAATACTAAAAGATATTATTACTGATCCCGTCTTTAATAAAACTATTCAGAAAGTATTAGAAGTTGTTGGTATTGCTCTTCAAGAAATTAGTGCAATAATTCAAAAGGTAGGTGATGTCATAATAGCTGTCATGGAAAATGTTTCGGGAATTCTTGATTCCATTTTTAATGGTATATCAAAAGTTATTAAAACTATTGGTGATGCAATAATAGGAATAGTAGATAAAATCGTTGAAGGAATTGAAAGACTAACAGCTCTTCCTGCTGGAAATATGTTAGCAGTTGCTGCCGGATTAACAGCAATGGCGGGTGCACTTGTACTCTTTTCTGCTGGTGCGGCCATAGCTGGTGCATTTATGCCATCCGCAGAAACACTTGAAAAAATTGCTGACTCAGTTTTAAAGTTTGCTAACATTGAGCCTGGAAATCTTAAATCGGTTGGTGATGGTATGACAGCAGTTGGTATAGGATTAGGAGTTTTTGGAGTTGGTGGTAAATTAGCAGATCTACTCAAAGTTGAAGGAGGAGGATTAGAATCTGTTGCAGAATCTGTTAGTAAATTTGGTGCAATAGATGCAACTAACTTTGGTATGGTAGGTGATGGAATTAAAAAATTAGGTATTGGATTAGCAGCGTTTGGTGGTGGCGGTGCAGTCTCTGCATTAGGTGATGCCTTCTCTAGTTGGATTGGGGGAGATAAAGACCCCGTAGAAAAGTTTCAGAAGTTCGCCGCGATTGGGCCGGGACTATCTCAAGCAGGTATGGGAGTTACAGCACTTGCAAATGCATTTGATGCTTTCGATAGTGATAATCTAGAAAAGATAGGAGATAGTCTTGATAAGTTTCTAGGTGCAACTGATATGGCCAAACTAAAAGAATTCTCTACAGCAACAGAAGGACTTGTAAGTGGTCAAATGTTGGCCCAATTACAAGTCCAAGCTAATCAAGCTGCTGCTACTGGAAGACCTATTATTGTTCAAACTAATACTTCATCTGTACTCAATTCAAGTTCATCAGCAATGTTCCCAGGAGCACCAACTAATCCCAATAATAAAGAAGAACAATTAATTGGTCAATAATTAAGAAGATTTATAAAATCCATCTGACAAATAATATATCCAAGCATCCACTAAATCAGGTGATCCCCAACAAGCAATACTAAGTAATAAAACTATTACACAAAACCAAAATCCATACATAGTATTATTTTCACTAGACATTAATCTTGCTCAGCTAATTTTGCAAAGTAAGAATATTCATCTGAATCTCCTGCAGTTTCTGCTACAACAGGTGTTACAGTTTCAGGTGGTTTAACGGCCGCTTGTTCAGCAGTCATAGGTTTTCCACCATCAAAAGGTACATCAGAGGGAATCTCATTAGTTCCGGTTGTAATACCCAAAACACGTTCCATCTTCTCTTTCAACTCTGCATAAGACTTGAAGTTTTTTTCATTAGTAAACTCTTCCAAAGAATGTTCACCCTTCCAGATTTCTTCCATCTTAGTATCATCTTCATCAAGAGGTGAAGGATTCTCAAATTCACTCTTATCATAATTGGAAAAACCATCCAACTTACGAATCTTGATTTTGAAGTTACATCCTTCCCACAAATCAAATGGGTTTACTGGAGTCTCATCTTCGAATTGGGGATTCATCTTATCATTGAGTTTGTCCCAAATCTTCTTACCAAACTTGTACAAACGAATAGTACCTTCGTTCTGAGGATTGGCAGGATCTTTGATAACGTAAACATTAGAAATGTAAGTCAACCTACGTTTCTGTTTACGAGCAATCTCTTTGTTTGCCTCAATACCAGAATTCCAAAGTTGTGAATTATATTCACTAACTGGATCTTTCTGACCAAGAGTAGTTAAAGAGTTTTCGATATACCATCCACCTGGACCTTGAAATCCATGATTCCAAGTTCTTGCCCACGGCAAGTCTTCTCCATCAGGTGCGGGCAGGAATCGAACTACTGCCATACCATTTCCAGACTTGTCCAATTCTGGACGCCAGAAACGATCATCATCACCTTGACCTTGAGATGGGGTATTTATTTTTGCGGTTTCTTTTAGGAGGGATTGGAGTTTTTCTCCACGTTTTTTCTTCATATCTGCAAACGACATATTTTCCTTTCGTATTATTCGTATAGCGTTGTATTAATTGTATTGCGACTTATTCACTTACATATAATATATTATAACACACTTTCCTAATTTGTCAAGTATGTCATAGTGGAAGTTTAGAGGTCCTCTGAATAAGGTGAAGATCCTCTGCTTCATCCTGAATATTTTGTTTTAGTTT